GCCTGTTTTTTCTCCTTACAAGTGCAGGAAAACAAAGGGCTTACGGTCGGTCGCGAGGCCGTTTGTCCGGGTTTTCGGGGCGTGTCCAGGTTTTTCGGGGAGGGACTCTGATGGCGCGCGGGCCTGCGCCGAAGCCGGCGGCGATCCGGGCGAGGCGGAACAAGCAGACGACGGCGGCGACGCTCCCGCCGGACGACGGGGTGCGCCGCGTGGAGGCGCCGGAGCTTCCGGCGCGTGGAGCGAACGAACGGCCGTGGCACGCGCTGATGCCGGCGTGGTGGGACGAACTGTGGTCGTCTCCGATGGCGCCGGAGCTGGTCGGGTTCGACCGGCATGGGCTCTACGACTTGGCGGTTCTCCAGGATCTGTACTTCTGGGAGCCGAAGGCGGCGACGTTGGCGGAGATCCGGTTGCAGCGGGCGGAGTACGGGCTGACTCCTCTGGCTCGTCGCCGGCTCGGCTGGGAGATGCGCGGAGCCGGTGAGCAGGAGGACGCGAAGGAGCCGGCGGCAGGGGCCTCAGCGGCGCAGCCGTCGAAGGCGGCGGACCCCCGTAACGTGTTGCAGATGGTGACGAAGAAGCGCGCATGACCGTGCTGATGGTGCCGGAACTCGACGCGAAGCGGTGGCCGACGCTGGGTCCGCTCGTCTGCGACTGGATCGAGCGCAACCTCGTCTTCGGTCCGGGGGACAAGCGGGGCGAGCAGGCGGCGATCGACGACGAGAAGCGGGCGCTCATCTACCGGATGTACGAGGTCCACCCGCAGAACGCTGGGGACAAGGCGGGGCGGCGCCGGTTCCGGAAGGTGGCGCTGTCGCTGCGGAAAGGGTCGGCGAAGACGGAGTTGATGGCCTGGATCGCGGCGTGTGAGTTGCATCCGCGGTCGCCGGTACGGTGCGTCGGGTGGACGAAAGGCGGTGAGCCGATCGGCGGAGCCGTGCGTGACCCCTACATCCCGCTCGTGGCGTACACCGAGGAGCAGTCGGATGAGTTGGCCTTCGGTGCGCTGCGAGTGATCCTGTCGCTGTCGAAGGTGGCGAAGGACTTCGACATCGGACTTGAGCGAATCCTCCGCGCTGACGGGTCGGGCAAGGCGGTTTCGCTGGCGTCTTCGCCTGGCGCCCGCGACGGCGCGCGTACCACGTTCCAAGGCTTCGATGAGTCGCACCGCTTCGTGCTCGCGTCGCTGAAGAAGGCGCACCGGGTCATGATCGCGAACCTTCCGAAGAGGAAGTTGGCGGACCCGTGGGCGCTGGAGACGACGACGGCGTTTGCTCCGGGTGAGCAGTCGGTCGCCGAAGACACGATGGCTTACGCCCGCGCTGTGGCTGAGGGGCGGAAGTCGGACGCGAAGCTGTTCTTCTTCCATCGGTTCGCCGACGACTCCATCGCGATCTATCAGCCGGACGGGTCGGTGAATCGGGCCGGGCTGAACGAGGCCATCCTGGACGCGTCGGGCGGGCTCGCGGCGTGGACGGACCTCGACGGCGTGGCCGAGCAGTGGAACGACCCGACCGTGGACCGTGCCGACCTTGAGCGGCTCTGGCTGAACCGGATCAAGCACTCGACGGCGCGCGCGTTCGACGTCCTGAAGTGGAACAAGGCGCTGCTGAAGTCGGAGCATGTGGTGCCGGATGGCGCGCTCATCACGCTGGGGTTCGACGGCTCGCGCTACAACGACAGCACGGCGCTGATCGCGACCGAAGTGGAGACGGGCTTCCAGTGGGCGCTCGGGATATGGGAGAAGCCCTTCGTTGATCTCGACGCGCACGTCAAGCAGCACTGGGAAGTGCCGGAAGCCGAGGTGGATGAGGCGGTCCACGCGGCCTTCTCGCGCTACGCCGTGTGGAAGCTGTACGGCGATCCGCCCAACTGGGAAACGCACATGTCTAAGTGGTCCGGGGAGTTCGGCGAGGACCGCGTCTACCGCTTCCGCACGAACCTGTGGCGAAAGATGGCGTTCGCCTGCAAGAGCTATCGGACCGCGATGCAGACGGGCGACGTGTCGCACGGTCCGAATGGCAACGACGAGTTGGCTCGCTCGCTCAGTACTGCCTTCGGACGGCACATCGGGAACGCTCACCGGATGGAGCTTCGGACTCTGGACGAGGACCGCAACAAAGAGTGGGTGATCGTGAAGGAACGCAAGGACTCGCCGAACAAGATGGACGCGGCGGTGGCTGGCGTTCTCTCGTGGCAGGCCCGTAACGATGCGCTGTCGGTGGGCGCGGAACCTCCGGAGAAAGAAGTGAACGAGAGCTGGGCCGCGGAGTGGGCATGAAGCGAGCGTGGCTGGCCCTTCGCGCTGCGCTACCGGATCGCTGGAACGCGATGGCCTTGGTCGCGATGTCCGCGCTCGGCGGTGGCGTCTGGGGTCAGTGGGGCGCGCCGTGGGCGTTCATGTTGTGGGGAGTCCTGCTTCTGGTGCCGTACGTAGTCCATGCATGGGAGAGCGCTCGATGAGCATTCTGGCGGACGCGTTCCGAGCGAGCCCGCGGGCTTCCGCTCCCGATGCGATGTCGGACTTCTGGTACACGTCGGACCCGGGCGGGTACATGGTCGAGCGGTCGATCAGTGGGCTGGGCCTTTCGGCCGACACGATCATGAAGTGCTCCACCGTCTACGGAGCCGTGTCGTTCCGCGGGGACTCGTGGGCGATGTGCCCGCCGTCCACGTACGAGAAGACGGCGACCGGGCGGAAGGAAGTCCCGGACCACTATTCGCAGATCGTGCTGCGCCGTCCGAACAAGACGCAGACGGGGAACCGCTGGCGGAACCTCAACGGTGTCTGGATGGCGACGTGGGGCAACGCCTACGACGAGATCGTCGCGGGGCCGCGGTCGTTCGCGCAGGAGCTGCGGCCGATGCATCCGTCGCGGGTGCGGATCGTGGATCAGCGCGCGGACGGGGCGCTGGTCTACGCCTACCGCGAACAGGCGGGGCCGGAGCGGACGCTCGGGCAGGAGAAGGTGCTGCACTTCCGGGACATCTCGACGGACGGGATCTCCGGACTGCCGATGTACCAGCTCATCCGGAACGTGGTCGGCATCGCTCTGCTGGCCGAGAAGCACGCGAGCACGTTCCTCGCGAAGGGCACGCGCATCTCCGGGCTGTTGATCCCGAACAAGCCGACGACTCCCGAGCAGCGGAAGGAGTTGAAGGACAGCGTGAACATGGACGTCGGCGGCCCGAATGCTACGGGTACGTTCGGCATCCTGCCCTCCGGCGTCGAGCTAAAGGAGATCACCCGGACTCACCGGGAATCCCAGTTCATCGAGCTGTCGGACCTGATCGTCGGCTCCATCCTCCGGTTCCTCCGCGTGCCGGGCGTTCTCGTCGGGTACTCGAAGGATCGGATGGGTTACGCCTCTGCGGAAGCGTTCTTCGAAAAGGGCGGCATCAAGCATTGCGTGCTGCCGATCCTGACGAACGTGGAAGCGGAGTGCGAGAAGGCGCTGCTGCCGGATGACTCCGGGCTCCAGATCAAGTTCAACCTGGACGCGCTGCTGCGGGCGAACATCAAGGACCGCTACGACGCCTACGGGAAGGCGCTCGGGTCGGCCCCTTTCCTGACCGTGAACGAGGTCCGGACGCAGGAGGACTTCGACGAGTTGCCCGACCCGATCCACAACGAGGTCCGCATCCCGGCGAACCTGCTTCCGCCGGCACCCGAGCCGGAGCCGCCCCCGTTCGCCCCGTTCCCGCCGAAGGCCGATCCGCCGCCCGACCCGCCCGCGGACGACGAGGAGGGTCCGGACGCCTCGCGCGTGGAGGCTCGAGCCCGGGCGCACGCCGAGACGCTGGCCCGTCAGGTGGTCCGCCGCGAGCAGGCTGCGATCCACGGCTCAAACGGTGGTCAGGGCGCCGCTCGTCGGTTCGCGAAGGACGCGGACGGCTGGGTCAAGTGGGTTGACGGCTACTACGAACAGCACGCCTCACATGTCGCGCGGGTGCTGAGCATCACGGACGTCGAGGCCGGAGCGTACGCGGAAGGCCAGCGCATCGCCCTGCTGTCGGAAGGGCCTGCGGTCACAGAGAAGTGGGAAGCGGAGAACGTCCCGCGCCTTGTCGCGCTGGCGCTCGGGGAGGGTGCGTGAGACCGGAAGACGTCGCGCTCATGGATGCGCTGCTGGCTGAATCCATAGCCGCCGGGGACGCGCAAATGGAGGCTGAGCAGGCCGTGAGCCGGTGGGAGTCGGCGCAGTCGCAGGCTCGACGCCGATACGACACTGCGCGTGCCACGATCGAATACACGCTAAACCGGCTGCGCGACGAGATGTCCGGTCGGATCAGTTCGCTGCCGACGAGGGAAGTAAGCGACTTGATCGCGCGGCTGAGCGCGAAGGGAGAGAAGCCGTGCTGAACCTGATTCAGATGCTGGCCGGGCGGCCGTGGGCGATCCGAGGCGAGATCGCCGCTCACGTTCACAAGCTGATTCATCGCGAGGGCTTCGCGGCCCTGCGTGAGTTGGCCGGCGTGAAGGGCATGACGCACGCGACCGACGAGCACATGGCCGCGGCCGGCTTGCGCGGTTCCCGGCAGACCGGAGCCGTGGCGGTGGTCAACCTCATCGGCATGATGACGCAGCGCGGGGACGTGGTGAACAGCCAGCAGACGCTGAGCACCGACGCTTTCGCGGCGCGGGTGGCCGAACTGGCGACCGACTCCCGCATCGACGCCATCGTGATCGACGTCGATTCGCCCGGTGGCGAGGTCAGCGGCGTGCCGGAGGCGTTCGCAACCCTGAAGGCGGCGGCCAAGCTCAAGCCCATCGTGGCGGTGGCGAACAGCCAAATGGCAAGCGCTGCCCTATATGTCTCCTCCGCCGCTACGGAAATCTGGGTGCAGCCCTCGGGCGAGGCCGGCTCGCTCGGCGTCTTCACGCTGCACGTGGACGAGTCGAAGGCGCTGGAAGCGGAGGGCGTGGGCGTCGAGTTCATCGTGGCCGATGACTCCCCGTTCAAGACGGAGGGCGCCAGCACCGGCCCGCTGTCCGAGGACGCCCGGGCGCAGGCCAAGAAGACGGTCAACCGCTACATGTCCATGTTCGTCCGGGACGTGGCGAAGGGTCGGGGCGTGTCTGTCCAGCACGTCCGCGAGAACTTCGGCAAGGGCCGGATGCTGGGGCCGCAGGAGGCCGTCAGCGCGAAGATGGCCGATGCGGTGGGGACGTTGGACCAGGCGATCCGCCGCGCGTCGCAGTTGGCCGCGGAGAGGCGTCGCGACGGCAACGTGCGCGCGACCAGTGCGGAGGATCTCCTCCCGGAGCCGGTCGCCGCGCTCATCGAGCCGGACCCCGAGCCGGCACCGAACCAGAAGCTGGACCTGAGCGCGCAGGAGCCTGCCGCCGTGGCCGGCCTGACCCCGGATCAGATCGCGGCGCTGGCGAGGCTGAGCACGCTGTGAAGGCCGCAGCGGTCCAGCGAATGGCCCGACGACTCGCGGAGGCGGCTGCGCTGTGGGCATACCTGCCCCTGCCTCGTCCGGTCATCGCGGCCGACGGCGGAGCGCACTGCATCTGCGGGAAGTTCGTCCCGTATACCGGCATCCACGCACACGGTTCGGCGGCGTTCGTCATGACCGGACCCGAGGCTTGGGGCCTGTGAAGCGCCGGCCCGTGACGATCGAGGACGGTCCGCGCGCCATCCTCTCGCTCGGCCCGGGGGGGATGCGGCTGGAGTTCCCCGAGGACGAACGTTTCGGCCCGCCCGGCTCTCCCGCGTATCCGGTCGTACGTGGCGGGGAGGGGCTCGTCAGGCTGACGGGTGTTCCGCGTGGCTGACGGGCAGCTCTGGTGCGGTCGGTGCGTGAAGACGTCCGATCTGCCGCCCTTCGCGGCGAGCAGCCTGGAGAACGCGATGACATGGCATCGAGTCTTCCAGTGTGAGGCGGCCCGTGGCTGAGACCATCCTCCCGGACGATCGCCCGCTGACGTACACGCTGGCTGAAGTCCCGTGTTGGCCTGCTGGCGGATTCGTAGGTGTGAGTAAACCCCCCTCCGAGGAGGCTGTGATGGTCGAAGCGAAGTCACCCCCGAAGCCGGAGGCGCAGGCTGACGGGGACGCTGCTTGAGCGTTAACACGGCCACGGGAATTACCACGGCCAAGGTAAGCCTCACCGATCTGATCGCCCAGGACAAGACGAAGCACGGGCCTCCCTGCTGGCTCTGCACCATCCCGGAACGCGACGAGGCCGAGCAACTCTACGCGGCGAGCACGCCGCTGGCGAAGATCGAGCGGGCCTTGCGGAAGCTGTATCCCGAGGACTGCACGCATTCCAAGGTCGATTCGCACTTCCGCCACAGGCACCATGAGCGATAGGCCGAAGCTGGCGGCCTTGGTCGAGGAGGACAACACCAAGGACGCGCTGAACCGGGCGCTCCGTGAAATCTCGAAGCTGAAGAAGACAAAGGCCGAGTTGTCCGAGGCCGTCTACCGGGCGGCGTCCGACTGCTTCTCCGCGCTCGAGATCGCGCCAGTGCCACCGCCCCAGCCGAGGAACGAGGCAGACGGCGGAGAAGAGGTCGCGGTCTCTTGGGTCGGGGATCTCCAGCTCGGGAAGGTGACGCCTACCTACAACTCGAAGGTGTGCGAGAAGCGGGTCGGGAAGCTGGGCGACAAGGTGCGACGGGTGACTGACGTCCAGCGCCATGACCACCCGGTCAAGAGGGCGCACGTCTGGTTGCTCGGGGACATGATCGAGGGTCTGACGATCTTCCCCGGTCAGCAGTGGCTGGTGGATTCGAGCCTCTACCGGCAGATCGCCTTGGACGGGCCGCGCATCCTCGGCAACTACCTCCGCGCGCTGCTGTCGGACTTCGACTCCGTCCACGTCGCGGCCGTCATCGGGAACCACGGCCGCCTCGGACGGCACGGCGAGTACGACCCCGAGACGAACGGCGACCGCATGCTCTACCGCATCACGCAGCAGCTTCTGTCGAGCGAGAAGAGGCTGACGTGGAACATCCCGGACGGGATGGGCGAGCGGCACTGGTACGCCATCGACAAGATCGGGAAGAAGTACGCGGGCATGCTGTTCCACGGCGACCAGTTCGGCGGCAAGTTCAACGCGTCCCTGACACGCGTCGCGGTGCAGCGCAAGGTCAACGGGTGGAAGGGCGGAGCCATCCCGGAGAAGTTCGACCGCGTTGCCTTCGGTCATTGGCACCAGCTCTACGAGGACAACGCGAACGGGACGCCGATCGGGTGCAACGGCTCAACGGAATGCACGAACACCTTCGCGCAGGAAGCGCTCGCGGCCCGGAGCGTGCCGTTCCAGCGGCTGCACTTCGTCCACCTCGAGAGCGGACACGAGACGGCGGAATACAAGGTGAGGCTGTCGTGACTGCCTGCGAGTGGTACGTGTGGGACGGGAGCGTGGGCCGCTATGAGCCATGCCCGCGGGCGGACTGCCACGACCACAACCACGCCAGCGGTGTCCGGCATCGGCTCGTCACGGCCTCGACAGAGGCGCTCCGGCCGCTGCGCCGTCTGGACATCGGCTTCTTCCCGGGCGCAGTGTTCCTGCTGGAAGGCTCGACCCTCGCGGACGTGGAGCGCATCAAGGCAGCGATACGCGACGTCTCAGAAGGAGAGGCGATCCAGTTCAAAGACGCGGACTTCATCATCGGCGACGGAGACGAAGGGATCTGCGGCTACCCGAACGGGACCGCCTACTGCGCGATCCTGACGCGGCCGGGGCTGGCGGGCGATCAGCGCATCAAGGTGCTGGCGCACGAAGTCTTCCATGCGGCGTATCGGGTGCTGAAGATCGCAGGCATGAGGCTGAGCGACGACAGCGAAGAGGTCTACGCGTACCTGGTGGAGCACCTACTCGGCCAGGCTATCGAACCGGAGGATGCATGATCGTTGTCGGTCTAGCCGGGCGGATCGGAGCCGGGAAATCAGCCATCGCCGAGCGTCTCCGTGACGCGTGGGGCTTCACGGTGGTGAGCTTCGCTGACGGGCTTCGCGAGGAGTTGCTGGAGCGGATGCCGCTGACGCTCCGGGCCATCCACGACATGACCGATGGCTGTACCTGCTACCGGGGCGACCAGCCCTATCCTGACCCTGGCCTCTATCCGGAATGTCTGCGCCGGATGCTGTATGAGGTCAAGCCCCTTGGCTTCCGCGAGTTGCTCCAGGAGTACGGCTCCCAGGTACGCCGAGCCGATGACCCGGACTACTGGGCGAAGCGGTGGTATGAGCGCTTCATGAAGACCTTAGGGCCGGTCGTAGTGCCGGACGTCCGATTCCCGAACGAGGCTCGGGCAATCCGGAACATGGGTGGCCTGCTCTGGCACGTCGACCGCCCCGGCTACGACTCCGGGAGCCAGCACGCCTCCGAGACAGCGCTAGCCCACTGGATGGACTGGGACGCGGAGATCCGGAACGAGGGGACGCTAGCGGAACTGCACGCCAAGGTGGACGCGCAGGCCCAGCGGTGGGTCCACATGCTGACGTAGACGTTGGCATGCCTCTTGACAGGAGCCATGTCTCTGCCGTAGATTCCTAAGTGTAGTAGCTCACGCACCGACGTCACCACAGATGTGGTGGCCTAGGGCGAAGAGCGACGTTCCCGCCCACACGGCGACCTCTTAAGAGCGCGCCTGCCAGCGGGTACCGAGAAACCTATCTCTCGGTGCCAGCGGCAGCGCGCTCTTCGCGCTTCTCCGGCACCCACAGGAGCGCGTGATGGAAGAGGTCAATCGACTCAAGCAGGCCGCCATCGAGGCGAAGGCGAGCCTGAACATGCTGCTGGAGCAGCAGTCGGCCGCGAAGGCCGATTCCCGCGCGTTCCTGCGGAAGCAGGCGGCGGGCACCCTGACGGAAGACGAGAAGAAGGCGCAGGCCGAGGCCGATGCGAAGCTCGAAGGCTTCGAGTCCCGTCTCGCGGCGCAGCGCAAGCTCGTCACCGACGCCGAGAAGGATGTGCTGGCCGAGGAGACTCGGCTCGCCGAGGAGGACGCGGCTCTCGCGGCCAAGCCCTCCGGTCGCATCGCGATCGTGAAGGACAAGAACGACAAGGGTCCGAGCGCTTCGGGCGGCTTCAAGTCGTTCGGCGACAAGCTGCGCGCGGTCTGCGCGGCGGCCAAGGGCAACGTGATGCCCGACCAGCGGCTCTTCGCCGGCCCGACCGGGCTGGGCGAGACCGTGGCTTCGGATGGCGGGTTCGCGGTCGGCACCGACTACGGCACCTCCATCATGCAGCGCGTCTACGACACCGGCTCGATCCTGAGCCGCGTCAAGCGCCTGACCGTGTCGAACGGCGCCAACAGCCTCAAGCTGCCGGCGATCGACGAGTCCTCGCGCGCGGACGGCTCCCGCAGCGGCGGCATCCGCGGCTACTGGCTGGAAGAGGCGGGCACCCTCACGGCGTCGCAGCCGAAGATCCGCCAGAACAGCTACACGCTGAAGAAGGTCGGCGCCCTCGTCTACGTGACCGACGAGCTCCTGGCCGACGCGAGCCTGCTCGAGTCGTGGGTCAACCAGAACCTCCCGACGGAACTGACCTTCAAGATCGAAGACGCGATCGTCAACGGCGACGGCGTCGGCAAGCCCCTCGGCTGGAACGTCGGAGACGCGACGGTGAGCGTCTCGAAGGAGACGGGCCAGGCGGCGTCCACGTTCACGTTCGCCAACGCCTCGAAGATGTGGTCGCGGATGTACGCGCCCAGCCGGAGCAACTCGCTCTGGCTCATCAACCAGGACGTGGAGCCGCAGCTCTTCACCATGTCGATTCCGGTCGGCACGGGCGGGTCGGCGGTCTTCATGCCCGCGGGTGGCGCGTCGGCTTCCCCGTTCGCCACGCTCTTCGGCCGGCCCATCGTCCCGGTCGAGTACTGCGCGACGCTGGGCACGGTCGGCGACGTGCAGCTCGTGGACCCCAGCCAGTACACGCTGATCGACAAGGGCGGCGTGCAGACGGCGGCCTCGATGCATGTCCAGTTCCTCACGGACCAGATGGCCTTCCGCTTCATCATGCGGGTGGACGGTCAGCCCGACTGGAACACGGCGCTGACGCCGAAGAACGGCACGAACACCCTCTCGCCGTTCGTCCGCCTCAACACTCGCGCGTAAGCGGAAAGGCATAGGAGAAACAGTCATGGCTTTCACGCTTCCGCAGAGCTTCAAGATCGTCCAGGGCATCGCGCCCACGACCACCAACGGCGGGTCGACCGCCGACTACGTCAGCCTCCGCAACGCCAACTGGGCGTGGGTCATCGTGAACCTGAAGCAGGCCGTGGGCCATGCGACAGCGATCACGCTGAACCGCGCGACGGCGGTCGCTCCCACGGGCGCGACGACCCTCGCGACGAACGTCCAGGTCTGGCTGAACGAGGACACGGCGGCCAGCGACACGCTGGTGAAGCAGACCGACGCCAAGGCCGTCACGGTGACGAACGACGTCAAGTCGAAGCAGATCGTGTTCGGGATCGACCCGGCGACGCTCGGCGACACGTACGACGTCATCACGGTGGTGTCGGCGGACTCCTCCCAGGCCACGAACTTCTGGGAGGTCACGTACCTGCTCGAGACCCGCTTCCCGCAGGCGACGCCTCCGGCCGCGATCACCGACTAGTTCCACTTCCGAGCCCCGCCCTTGACCGGCGCCCTGGGCGGGGCTCTTCGACGCCAAGCGCCAATAGAGGACGATCCTCATGGCAAAGTCGGAACTCTTCGCGCGGTATCAGGCCGGCGGAGCCTTCACGATCGCCGGTATCGAGAAGTTCCCCGGCGAAATCTTCTTCGTTCACAGCACGGGCACGAACGCGGCCGGTGGCGGACAGAACCCGGACGCTCCGGTCGCGACGGTGGACTACGCGATCGGGCTCTGCACCGCGAGCCGCGGCGACGTGATCGTCGTTCTGCCCGGCCACGCCGAGACCACCACGGCCATCGCCCTCGACGTCGCGGGCGTTTCGATCATCGGCCTGGGTACGGGCCGGCTCAAGCCGGCTCTGACCGCCACCACGGCGTCGACCGACCTGCTCAACGTCACCGCGGCCAACTGCTCCATCGTGAACATCCGCTTCGTCGGCGCGGCGTCGGGCGTGACGGCGCTGCTGGACATCGCGGCCGACGACTTCACGGGCGAGCGTCTGGTGTTCGAGCACGGCGCCACGCCCCTGTCGGCCGTCACGGTCCCGGGTGCGTTCTCGCGCGGCAAGCTGGTCGACTGCGACTGGCGCGGCACGGCCGCCGGCCCCGACTACGGCATCTACTTCGAGAACGGCGCGGCTACGGGCGCCATCCGCGACTGGCAGATCGTGCGCGCCCGCGCGCAGTACTCGGGCTCGTCCGGTCTGGACAACGCGTTCATCCGTTCGGACCGGAAGATCCCCGGGCTGATCGTGGATGACATCACGGTCATCTCGTTCGACACCCTCGCCATCGACATCAACAGCTCGTCGGCTGCGGTCGGTGACGGCGTCGTCCGCAACGGGACGTTCATCGCGACGGCCGCTCTGACCTCGATCGAGGATGCCTTCGACGTCGGCGGCATGGCGTTCGATCGGTGCTTCGTCGGCGACGTCGTGACCGGACGGCCCGGCCCGGTGCCTCTCCTGACGGCCTCCTAGGCGCGTCGATGGGAGCGCCGAAGCTGGCCGTGTGCTGGGTGTGGACCAGTCCGTTCGTGTGGTCCGAGTTCGCGGAGTCGATTCTCAAGCTCCGGCACCCGGCGGGCTACGAGGTCAACTTCTTCCGTGGGCGTGGTTGGTCGCCAGCGTGCCGACACAACCACGCCTGCGAACAGGCCGTGGCTTGGGGTGCCGATCACATCCTGATTCTCGGCGCGGATCAGGTGTACGAGCCCGACATGCTCGAACGTCTGGTCGCCCGTCGCGAGGCGGGGCACGAGGTGGTCGCCGCTCTGGTTCCTGCGCGCTGCTACATCGACGACATGAAGATGAAGCCCTTCGCTCGAATGGCGTGGCGGATCAAGTCGAGCGACAAGCCCATCTCGTGGGACCGCGCGCAGATCGCAGCCATCGACCCGGAAGCGGGCGACATGCAGCGGATCGACTTCATCGGGTCGGGCGTCATCATGTTCGACCGCGAGCACCTTCTGGCACTCCGCAAGCCGTGGTTCTTCGAGACCGTCAACGAGCAGACGCAGCAGCGCACGGCTTGCATGGACACCAAGTTCTGCTTCCGGCTGCGCTCCGAGGCGTACGCGCAGGTCTGGGTCGACACCACGATCAAGGTCCGACACCTCCACGCGTTCCAGATCGACGAGACATTCAGTGATCGCTTCGAGGACTGGGCGACGCCCGGCGTCGGCTCCTCGGACATCTGTCGCTACGGGGTTCCGACGTCGACCCTGGCGGAAAGGGGCGCGTAATGGCAGGCACGGTCACCACGACTGAGATCACGACGACCAGCGTAAAAAAGCTGACGTTCGCGTGGACTTCGACGGCTGGCGGGGCCGCGGACGGAACGTCTACCGCGGCCTTCGACGGAGCCATCATCGGACTGACCACCATTCCGAGCGGTGGCGGTACGGCGCCCAGTGACAACTACAGCGTCAGCGTGACCGACGCGGACGGGCATGACGTCCTGTTAGGCGCGGGGGCGTTGCGTGACACCGCGAACACCGAGCACGTTGCACAGACGAGCCTCGGCGGTGTCGCCGGCTCCAAGCTCACCGTGAACATCACGGCGGCCGGAGCGTCGAAGCAGGGGACCGTCATCCTGCGGATTCGCTAATGACGGTACGTGCGGTAGCGCTCGGCCTCGTATTCCTCCTGCCGCAGTTCGCCGGCCGTGCGCCTGAAATGCGGTCCACGCGCGGGCTCGGTCCGGTTGCGCTTGGACTTGTTGCAGTGCCCGCAGGCCGGGACGAGGTTGGAGAGTTCGTTGCTACCGCCACGGGAGAGCGGCCCATCGACACGCGCCGTGCCGCGTTGTTCTCCATCGGCGCGGCGCTGGTCTTCGGGGTCGGCCTGGTGGCGGCGGG